CGGCGCTAACGGAATGAAAGGGTTTTATGGTGCTGTATTTGATGGGCGGTATGTGTATTTTGTGCCGTACTATAACGGTGCTCCCTTTGGCAAGGTACTTCGGTACGATACGACGGCGGCTTTTGGGGATACCGCTAGCTGGGATGTATACGATGCTGAAAATGAGGACGGCGCTAACGGGATGAAAGGGTTTGTCGGTGCTGTATTTGATGGCCGGTATGTGTATTTCGTGCCGTTCAATAACGGTGCTCCATTTGGCAAGGTACTGAGGTATGATAGCACATCGAACGGAAAGGCAAGTTTTTCTCTTGACTATACTACCAACGCTAACTCATTTGGAGACACTCCGCATACAGTTACTTTCAAACTGTGTGTAGATGGAGCATTAAGAACAGTTGCTTATGTAGGCCAGAACGATGATTTACAAGATGCCCAACATCTAATTACCGGAGTTTATGACGGGACAAATATGAAGATATATATAGATGGAGAGCTTAAAAACACAATCACCTATTCAGCATCGGCTAACATATTAACAAGTACAGCTAAATTAATTATTGGAGCCGACGACGGAGGAAAAGAATACCATGAGACAATTGCCGATGAAGTATTAATAATCAACGATGATTTAAGTGCAGACGAAGTAAAATTGCCTTATGAAAATACCAAGGACGGGCAAACGTTTTATTCTTTTGATAACGCCATTATTGCCAGTTGCCGCTTGATTTCAACCGGATTTAATTCTAATATTATGATCCAGGGAGGATTGCTCTAATGATTGGCCGAATTGAGGTAGGAACTGATTATATAAATATTAGCGTTTGCTGTACCAAGTCAGACGGGACAAAATATGATCCGTCGGCAATTGCTCTAAATGTATACGAGGTGTCTCAAGCTGACGGGACTTTAAGCGCTATTGACAGTTCTCCATTTACTCCGGTTAAACAAGATAGTAAGACAGGCTGGTACGGTTATTCACTAGACATGTCTGCTCTTGACCCAGGTCAATATGTATGTTTGGTTGAGGCAACAGTAGATTCTATTGATACTAGCTGGACTGGTACGTTTCGTATAGAGCCAGGTTACGGAACAAAGGTTTATGTAGACGCTGACGGAACTAACTCGACAGTATGGCCATATGGGCACTCTAATTATCCGACATCAACCATAGCTAATGGTAAGACAATTGCGGATGCGAACGGTTTAAAGGCTTTACACCTTGAAGGTAATCTATCGTTTGCATCTACTATGGAGCATTATTATTTTTACGGTTTCGGTCATGTTGATACGGCAGATCTTATTGATTTAAATAGTCAAGATCTCGACCACTCATCTTTCGAGAATCTGATCTTAAATGGTGCTCAGGGAGGTGGAGGTGCTTCTACTGACCAAATAAGATGTGTGGATTGTTTGATTTATGCAGTTACTAACTTAAATGCTACACTTATTGAATGTGGTATTGGTGGAAATTGCAGTGTTGTAAATGGGGCTTCGTCGTTGTGGGTTGACTGTACTTTCAGATATGTTACAGATGCAAATATTACAGTTCAGTCGCCTACAAGGTTAGATATAATTAATGCCAGGGGCCAACTTAATTTGGTTGGAATGACTGGAGGTACAGTCTACATTCATGGGCAAAATAGTTTAGATTTAACAATAGCTAATACTTGCTCTGGAGGAAATATTTATGTTTCTGGTGATTGTACTATAACAGATAATAGCAATGGGACTATTGTTCATGATAACACTACTGTTAATGGAAACAATACACTTAGGAAAATGCTAAGTTGGGTTGTCAGTAGGTTGGCAGGAGTGTAAAATGAGAGAATTTTGGGTTAGAACAACAGGTGGAAATGATAGTAAGGATGGACTTAGCTATGCTAATGCCAAGAAAACTATAAACGGGGTCAAAGCAGTCTTGGCAAGTCCTCCAGCTAAGAATGTTATTTATATTGAGGAGGGGACCTACGATGAATCAACAGATTTTTCTAGTTATAATGTTGATTTGATTGGGTGGCCTTCCCTAGCTTGTAATGGTAATGCTGATGGGGTAGTCTTAACTAAAAGTTCTGGATCAGCGGATATATTATTGCTTAGCCGACAAAGTTCTATTTCTGGAGTGGAAATTTACACACAAGACTCAGAGCAGGTAGGTTTGTGGGTGACCGGTGATTTACAGCATGTAGTTAGATTAACTAATGTAACAATAGATGTGGTGTCTTCCGGGTCGGCTGGTCTTGTGGTTGAAGGGGCTACATTGATTACAAGTAGAGTTATGCTTAGGGCTCTCCCACTTGCTGATTTAACCGATTCTATTCTGTTTTATATAGAATCCCCTGGTGGTGCTCAATATATAAGTGACGTGCTATTTGCTTTTGATTCCCAAGCTGCAGGTAATACATTCCCTGAGACTAGAATCTGGAATGATAATGTTGGTGGTTCTACGATGATAGTTCCGTTTAATAATAGTTATGTTGATTATGATCTTGTTGGGGGCGCTGTCAGGGAGATTCTGACAGCACCGAATACCTATCCGTCCCAGGCAGCAGTTAAGGATGCTAGACCAGTAATATCATGGGGTGGTTTTAAACTCAATCCATTAATTAAGCTGTATACTAGGACAGTTGAAGATGATAGCTCTGAGGTGGCTAATGAAGCTACTTTGACTACTGCTAGTAATAAAGTTGATGATGCTAAGAAGGGAATTGCTGCGCTGACTACAATAAATTTAGGTCAGGAGTAATAGAATGATTATAAGATATGTAAGCACTAATAATGGTGATGATAGTTGGGACGGAGAGACTTGGGCTACAGCTAAGAAGACACTTAATGGGGTTAAGGCTGTGCTTGATAGTGACTACGTTAATACTATATATATAGAAGAAGGAAGCTATGATGAATCGGTTGATTTTTCTAGTTATGTGGTTAATTTAATCGGACATTCGATGGTTCCCACATATTTTCCAGCCCCTGTTAACTTATATGATACAGGGGGTGGAACTCCTGTATTAAAAATTGGCGGTTATAGCCTACTTTCTGGAATACTAGTTGGGGTTGGAAATAATCAAACCGGACTTTATGCTACTGGGACTGATAAGCCTATTATTTTAAATAATATAGCAATTTCTATATCGTTTACATCAGCTCCAGCTACAGCTTTAGTTGTAGATACTTGTATTATTTTACCTAAACGAGTTATGCTGGCAGCTTATACTACTTATACAACAAATACATACTTACTTAATTTAGTAGGAAGAGATTCAGCTGTATGGTTAGCTAGAGATATCTACTTTCTTTTTATGGCTGGGGGGGCAAATCCATTCCCTGAGAGTCAGCTATGGAAAGATGATATTGCAGGAGGATCTTTGACACAACCATACAATTGTGCTTATATAGACTTCGGTCCTTGGTACAGTTCAACTGTAAATTACTTTACAACTCCGGATAAATACCCAACTTCAGCGGCAAAGAAAGACCCAGCTCCTATACCAGCTCTTCCTTTTGCTCCAATCTATGATTTTAGTTTGCAAAATAAGGTTAAAGGCTTGGACTATGGCATTGGTTCTGTTATGAAAAGAATGAGGGTTAGATAAGTGGCTATTTACGTTCATAAAACTAGTGGGAACGATTCTTGGCCTGGGAATGATATCGATTACCCAGTAGCTTCGCTTACTCAAGCCCTTACTAACCAGCCTACTTATTCACCCTACAATACAATCATACAGATTTTGGATACAGATACTTATTCTGAAAATATAACTTTGACTGGGCAAACAATAATAGGGGATATAAATAAAGTTTTATCTGGGACTGGACCTACACTTACCGGGGCCGCTGACACTGACCCAGTAGTTGATATTACGACAGGAGGGTTGTTGTCTGGTTTGATTGTATACCCTTCAACAGCTAATAAAGTCGGAGTTAGAAATAGAGGTGATTGTAAAGCTATACTAGATTCTGTGGCTTGGTACGCTGAGTTAGATGGAGTAATTTTATTAGATATAAGAGAAGGTTTCTTAGAGTTTGCTGGTATTAATTTATTTATTTTTTTAGATGCATCTATACCTAACGCTAGATTTATAAAAATAAATAGTGATTCACTTAGTGTAATTACAAAATGTATTTTTGTTTGGGATTCAGTGAATGGATATGGTGCAGAGAATCAGATTGTACAGGATGCTGTAGTTGGTGGGTCTCATGTTGTATTTGCTAATTGCAGGTATGTAGATACGGATGTTGATGCTGGATCTTATCGTCAGTTGTACACAAGTAGAAACACTTACCCAACGACAGCTACTACTAAGGATCCTTACCCGCTAACAGCTTTTAGTTATCAAGACATTATTATCCCCACAGACAATGATGCTGTAGCCGACACAGTCTGGGATGAAGCTAAGAATGAGCATATTGTGGCTGGTAGTTTCGGTAAAGCTGTAGGGGATATTGATACTGACATAGATCAATCTCTAAGTACGACTGAGAGCAATATTAGAGGTACTGATGGAGATACCCTAGAAACTTTGTCTGATCAACTAGACGTTGTCGAGACTGACACTAACGAGATACAGGGGAAGCTTCCTACTAATTATATAATGGGGTCTTCAACTAAATCTGACAAAGATGGTACTATTGATGCTATCTTAGCAGACACTGATGCAATAGATACTAGGCTTCCGACAGATCCAGCAGATCAGTCTCAAGTAGAAGCAGCAATATCGACTAGTGAAGGTAACATTAGAGGTACTGATGGTGATGATCTCAAATCTATTTCTGGTCAGCTAGACTCAGCTCAATCTAGCTTAACCAACGTTCTTTCTGACACTAATGAAATACAAGGGAAACTGCCAACTAATAACATTATGGGGTCTTCAGTCAAGTCAGATAAAGATGATGATATTGATGCTATTCTAGCAGATACTGATGCTATTGATGCTAGATTACCTAGTGACCCAGCAGATGAGTCCCAAATTGAGTCCGCTATTTCTGCAGCTGAGTCTAACATCAGGGGTACTGACGGTGATGACCTTAAGTCTCTCTCTGATCAACTAGATACAGCTCAATCTAGCTTGACTGACATCCTCGCAGATACCGAGGCAATAGATACTAGATTACCTAGTGACCCAGCAGATGAGTCAATCGTTGAGGATGCTATTTCTGCAGCTAGAGACAGTATCATTGTGGAGGTTGGTGAAGTAGCTGGGGAAGTATGGGGGTATGCAGACAGAACCTTAACTGATATGGGTTCAGATGTAGCTGGTGATGTTTGGGATTACCCGAATAGAACCTTAACAGATCTTGGGTCTGATGTTGCTGGGGATGTGTGGAGCTACCCCGAAAGAGGAATTACAACTGAAGTGCTTAGTGACGGAAGTAGGTTAGCAAAAGCTGATGGAACCAAGGGGACTGATGCTATTTATGATCTAGTGCAAGCGTTTGAGTTTGAAGGATCTGAGGCAGTGACTATAGCAGTTTGCGATACGCTTGGGTCTGGTCCTATCCCAGATGCTAGATTCTCACTTGAGGGGGTTTCTGGTAATTTACTTGAAATCGGGTGGACAGATACAGATGGTTCTGTAGTGCTTTTAGGAAATAGTTCAAGTGGTCTCCCGCTTGATCCAGGAAGCTATGTTGCTAGATTTGTTAAGGCTTTAGTTAGTTTTGAGTCCAGCTACGGATTTACTGTTGAAGCTAGTGGGGCAAATGACTTTATATTCTATGGGTCAGTTCAAACTATAGAGCCATCACCAGACCCAGCTACCTGTTTAGTTTATGGCAACTTAGCTGACTTCAAACTTATAGCTCACCAGGATGTCCAGGTTATTATTCATGGGGATATTTTACCGCAGAATATCTCTGATACTCTTATTACTAATAAAACTTACACTGTACTTACGGATGAGAATGGAGATTTCGAGTTTTATGTTGCCCAAACTTCTACAATCAAAGTAGAGATAGATGAAGCCGGGATTGATCATTCAATAACTATCCCAGCTAGTGGATCAGCTAAACTTGTTGATCTTTTAGAATAAATGAGGTAAACTATATTAAGAGATCTATCATAGGAGGTTTGTAGTGACCAATTATTACACTGGAGAAGCAAAGGTAGGCGGGCTAGTTCTAGACTTATATGATGATATTTTTAAGGAAAATCTATATGTTATCAGTAAAGTTACTGATATCCCTGATATAGTTAAAAATGCTGAAGTTACTGTACCGGATAAAGTCCAGGTTTTTGGGGATAAAGAGTTCGCGCTTATTGTTCTGACTAAAGATAATAGAAAGGTTAGGAAGTACCTAATTAGTGACCCGTCTAATACCTGGGTATCTATCCGGTATTTCATGCTTAACAAGGATAAGCTACCTTATGATGCTCAAGTTATTTGTGCTAAGAATCTAATAGATGCTGCTAAAAAGTACCAGCTTGAAGTTCCCCTAGAAATGAAAGAGCTTTCTAAGGAACTATTCCCAGAAAAAGAAATGGTTCATAAGGAAGCGTCACTTCTACTAGCAGATTCTGACTTCGGTCTGATTAGAAACAAAGACGGATCTAAGCAGCGTCTTTACCCACTAACTAGTGCTGGTGAAATTGATACTTATCTAAATAAGTTTGCTGAGGCTTCTAAAGCACTAGAACCTACAGAAAAGGTCCAGTTTGCTTTTAGGCTAGTGAAGAAAGCTAGAAATCTGGGTATGAACATTCCCGATGATCTAGTTAAAATGTCTGCTCTGTATGAAAAGATATCTGAAGACAAACTTAAGATAATGGATAGATTTCCAGTTGACACTCCTCACCGAGTTAAATTAGCAGCTAAGTATTTTGAGGCTAGTGCTGATGAGATGGATCCAGCTACTAGGTTTAATTTTGTCTCTGAGCTAAATGATGCTGCAGATAAACACGGAGTGAATCTTAGGAGATTTAAGAAGGTAGCTAAATATAACAACAAAGCGTTCGACCTTGACCTACTAAAAGAGGCTAGAGATCTTAGGAAAAGGGCTTTAGAAGAACGTTGTGACGAAGAAAGCTTGGCTACTTTAAAACAGGTTTTCAAGCTTGCCTCTGTTACTTCTCCCCCAGTTTTCAGTCGTATTTTGGATGTGTTTGACCGTGGGTGCAATCTAGATTATTATTGGGGAAGATCGATCCCCTCCCCTGATGATATCCTGAAGGAAGCATCAGAAAAGCAGTATTTAAATTATAATTCTATTTTGCAAGATCGGGTTGTCGATAAAATAAATAAGACCATTCACAAACGGAGGTAGTTGGGATGCCTCCAACACCTGAGCATATTCTCTCTGAAGAAGAGATAATGTCTTCGATGGTAGGACCAGACTTACCCTGGCTTTCACCGTTAACTGACCCAGTTACTATTGCTGAAGCTTTATCTAAGGAGTTTGAGTTAGATTGGGTTTATTGGGAACCAGAAACATTAAAGACTACTATACAGGATAAGTTATTTGTTAAGCTCCAGGATGAAATTTGGGAGAAGATTCTTGCCATAAGGAATGTAATTAGGGTAGATTATTTTTGGGAGAAATGGGAAGTTTTTGAGAAAGTTTGTTGTGCCTTTAATAATATTCAGCCCAAATTTGATGTTATCCAGTATTTATCATTAGGACAGATGGCTTATACAATTGATTGTGTAAATACCCTTAGGAAGCATAAGTTCAATGACGAAGTTAAATCTTATATTGCAGCTAGGATGGCAGATGAAGGTTTAGTTGTTGCCCCTAGATCACTTAGCTTTTGTCAGCTAGAGCTTGATAAATTAACGCCAAATACTAGTGATCTTAAGGAAGCAATCAAAAATTTCAATGTTAGTGGTGAGAATAACCCAGATAATCCAATCTACGTACAGAAAATGGTTATTATGGCGATTGATCAGTTTGTTAACTATAATGTAGATAAGAGAAAGAAAGAATTAAGTCAACTAAAGGATTAAAATGGCGGACGATCTTCAAAACATATTATCATCTACTAGAAAGTATCCGAATACATTCTTTGATCCGCTATCTTTTTCGGTACCTAATATCAAGATGGCCCTTCAGTGGAGCAGAAGGTTTTACCGAACCGACCCGTTGGTCCAGGGTACTGTCAGGAAAATGGCAACTTACCCCATTACTAATCTAGTAGTGGAAGCTGATCCTAAGATCAAAGAAATTGTTCAGAAAATATTGAAAAAACTAGAAGTTAGAAAGTTTATGATGAGTAGTGGATTAGACTACTTTACCTATGGTAATGTATTTGTGGCAACATCTCTCCCTTTAAAAAGGAAAGCTAAGTGTTTAGAGTGTGGACTTACATCAGATATTTTAACTTTCAAACAAGTTAAGTGGAAGTCCGACCGCGAAGGAATCACTCCCATGCTTGATTGTAAGCAATGTGAAATGTCTACTCCTCATGCCTTTGAAGATACTAATGTTCCTAGAGCTAAAGAAGTAAAGTTAATGCGCTGGGATCCTGAGACCATCGAGATTATGTACAATCATATCACTGGAAACTATAAGTATATTTATACATTTCCTAAGAGAGTTAAGAAAGAGCTCCTTTCCGGGGATATATTTTATGCTCAAGATACCCCCTTAGATTTTATGAATGCGGCCGCTCATGACAAGAGAATAGTCTTAGATAAAAGTCAAATCTATCATATGAAGAGGGAGTCACTCGGTGACTACATTAGCTTTTGGGGTGAACCGCTAGCTTTCCCTATTCTTCGTGAAATCTATTATTTATATGTAAATAAGAAGGCACAGGAAATTTTAGCTCATGAAAGAATTATACCTCTTAGATTATTGTTCCCATCTAATCCAGGCGGGGTTAGCCCAGATGTTACTATTAATCTAGGAAACTGGAAAAGCAAGATGGAAGATGCCATTAAGAAGTGGAGAAGAGATCCTAATTATCTTCCTATCATGCCGTTTCCTGTGGGGTATCAAGCTATTGGGGGAGAAGCCACTAGAATATCTTTATGGCAAGAGCTTAATTCCAGTCAAAGCAGGATTCTTCTTGGTTTGGGAGTCCCTCCTGAGTTTCTAGTTTCAGGGACCTGGACTGGAAGTAGCATTTCAGTGCGAATGGTAGAAAACTTGCTGCTTAATTATAGAGTTGAGCAGGAGGAGATGGTAGAATTCTTGATGAATCAGATTCTTCCTTTGGAAGGCATAAACCCGTCAACCGTTACTGTCAGATTATCTAACTTTAAGATGGCTGACGACATTCAATTTAAACAGATAGTTCAGAATCTTAACGACAGACAAAAGGTTTCAGATAAATCTATGCTGACAGAATTAGGCTATGAGGTTGAAACCGAATTTAAAAATATAAAAGAAGACTTCAAGAGAAAAGCTGAGCTAACGGTTGAAGCTGCGAAAGCTGATTCTGAGGCTGCAATGCTGTCTATGGAATCTCAAGGTAAAGGTCAGGTTAAGGCACAGCAAGGAGCTCAGCAAGAGGCTGCCATGACTAACCTCAGCGGTCAAGGTGGTATTTACTTACCTAAGATGATCGAAGGTACAATCATGCAGCTTAAAGCCGCAGATCCAGCTACCCAAATGCATTACCTTAATAAGATTAAAAAGGAAACCCCCAATTTGTATGAAGTTATAAAGGGTGCTATGCTAGCAGGCCCAGCCCCAGTTACAGGAAGGAAGCCATCTGGAGGTCATGCTGTATCTAAGCCTAGACCAGATGTAAAACCACCTAGAAGGAAGGAGAAGACTATTTAGCTATGGAGAAAACGGTAAGGAAGTCTTACTACTTAAATCTTAAGCTGGAGAAAGACAGGGAAACATACGATAGTATAATTAACAATTTTAATCTACAGATCCTTGGGTTCGAAAGTCAATTTATGGATAATGGAGATTACATTGTCTTTTTTTCTACAGAAGAAACAGTAGACGAGGGTGATAAGTCAGAAGAGGAAGATTGAGATTTTATGGTATAAGTAATCTGCACTAATCCTAATTTAGGAGGCATGATGGCTAAAGATTTAGATACAGAGTTAGTTGATACTAGTCATCGCTTCTACAAGCTATTAAATGATAGGTACTTCGGCGGGAAGTTACCCAAAAAACAAATAGCTTGGCTACCGGGGCTAAAGTTTTGGGGAGATGTCAACGGAACTATTCGATTGAGCCTTGACCATCATAAATCATCTTATTATGATATAAGAGACACAATGCTTCATGAAATGATCCATATAAAACTAAAGAACGGTCGTCATAACCAAAAGTTCAGAAAGGAGGCCAAAAGAGTAGGCATAAAAGATGATGACTTCCAAGGTTACCGGGTCAAGGATCCAAGCGGTCTGCGCTGACTCAAGGGCATTTATTAACACGTTTGTAAAACCAAATTCTATTGATTTAATTATTTTTGACCCACCGTTTTTAGGTTCTAGCAAAGAGTATAATGATGTAAAAGATATTGTCGATCAAGATGAGCTATGCTATCGTCGTTATATTGAACAGTTTGCCAACCCATTTTTAAATTCTTTAAATTCTGATGGTTTATTAGTAAGTAGGTATGATAGAAAATCTGGTGTAATAATTAACCGTGTTTTAAACTCAGTTTTTGGCCGTCAAAATTATCTTGAATCTTATTATTTAGAATTAGTCAATGGACGATCAGCTCGGTTAGGTGATCATAGGATTGTTCACGAGATATCGGTTTACGCTAAAAATAGAACTAAGAAAAAATTAGTTCAGGGATCTAAGCATCTGAAATCAGATGAGAAAAAGACACAATATCGTGGAAGCTTACCGACGGATATTGCTAAATTTATTTTAGGTAAGTATACTAAACCAGGATCAAAAATCTTGGACCCAACCGCTGGATCGTTTACTATTGCTGATGTCTTGGGTGAGTTCCCTAAGAGGAATTTGATAGCTATAGAATCAGACCCATTAGTATTTAAACGGTATTCACATAAAGCATCAACTTAAGGAAAGGAGATAAGAGATTGACTCAGGAAGAAACTAATAGAGCTTTGGAGATTTATAGGACAATGACCCAATCAGAGCAGGTACATCGAGTAGTAAAGGAACGAGAATCACGAGGTGTTTACATCCATCCAATTTCATCGATTTGGAGAGCAGTTAAGGCTGAGTTCGGCGGAGGAGATTGGAGAACGAAGACCCCTGAAGCTACCATCCATCGAATTGTTGGGCAGTCAGACAGACTGTTCTATGTGGCTGAGAACACTGCCGGGAGTGGCAAGGCCCGAAAGCTAGCCAGGAAATAGTTAAAAACGTCAATGGAAAATGCTAATTCACTAGGGCTAGAGTCAGCTGCCTTGGCAATGATACTTAGAGATAAGAAAATAGGGAGGGAGATGCTAGCCATCCCTCCCTATTTTTTTAGTGACCCACTGCTCAAACGTCTATATGAGTTTATCTTAGATAGGCATATCAAAACTGCTAGGATTCCAACTCTAGCTACTATATCAGCTCGATTACTAACCATCGCTGATAATAAGTCTGACGCTGCAAGGCTGGAGAAGCTCCTAATTATCATTTATAAAGCTGAAATTTCCCCAAGCGATAAAGATTTAGTAATAGTAGCTCTACGAGAAAACTACCAAGCTAGACAGCTCAGCCAAGCTCAGTTATCAGCTTCAAAGCTAATTGCGAATGGAAAGTTATTTGACGCCTGCAATCTATTGTCTAACGCGATTTCATCAATTCAATTTGAGGATGGTGAAGATTCTATTATTAATCTAGGAAGCTTACTTAGCGAAGTGGAAGAAGATTCACCAGCGTTCATTTCTACAGGATTTAAGTCACTAGATGAAATTACTGGAGGCTTTGCTCCTGGAGAACTGGTGGTGATCTCTGCCCCAAGAGGGTCTGGAAAGTCAACTTTGATGCTTCAGCTAGCTGTTAACTCCTATAATACTCAAAGAAGGCCGGTTTATGTGAACTTGGAAATGTCTAGGAGAGAGTGGACTTGCCGCTTGTTTTCTAATATCACGCAAATGCCGTATATGAAGATTAGGAGATTTGATCTTACCGATAAAGAAAAACAGCTAATGCGTTATCGTGTTGGTTCTTTCTTCTCGAAGGATAAGGATGAGTTCAGAGATTGGTTTAATCATAATCAAAAATCCCTATATCATCTAAGTGCGGCTGATTATTATAGTAAAACTAGGGAGCTAGGCCATCTTAATGATTATACGATTACTCACATAGGAAGCGAAGGAAAGAACCTTCCTAAGCTAACAGCAAAACTACATGCTTTGAAGAAAAGTAATAACTGTGATTTAGTTTTACTAGATTACTTGAGTTGGCTAGAAGATGGACCAGCACATTATAAAGTCCACGAGAAGTTATCACAGGCAGCTAAGACTGTCAAAGGATTAGCCACAGACCTAAAAATACCTATTGTGGTAGCTACTCATGTAACAGACGAAGGAGAAGTTAAGTATTCTCGTGGGGTTGAAGAACACGCTGACCAAGTTATGATGTGGAAGGAAAAGAGAGAACACCAAGCAGACCCCTGGAGATTTACTCCGGCTACGACTAAAACTAGAAATAGTGCTATGTGCTCATTGTATTTGGAGGCTTTCTTTAGTAAGATGACTATCCAGGAAGTCCCAGGGATGAGCTACGAGGAAATTAATGAAGGAGAATCCGCATAAAATACTGCTTGTCGTTGATATAGATGGAACGATTGCTGACATTCCAAAGGAAGCATTCCCGTTTAAAGTAAAAGATAAGAGTTACTGTGAAGGATGTAGATTCTATAAAAATGGTGGTTGTACTAGAACAGTTTGGTGTGAGAACGCTGATTCTAGTACGATTACTCAATTCTACAATAGTGAATCCGTACTAAAGTTTCCTGTGTATGGTAATTCATTAGAAGTGGTAAATCAGATCTATAGTAGCGAGCCTTCTATTGTAGTCTACGTTAGTGCCAGAGGATTAGAACTGACAACCCCAACATATGCTTGGTTAAAAGAAAATGGATTCCCGTCTGGGAAAGTGTTTTGTGTTGGTAATTCAGATCCAGCGGATAAAAAGCTGGACTGTGTTAAAAACATATGTTATAATGTTAACCCAGATCAGATAATAACATTGGAGGATGATCCCATTATCAGAGAAAGATACGAACAAGAGTTAGGAGCTAAGGACCTATATTCACTAATTAACAATGCCTAAAAAAAAGAAAGAAATTATTGACGATATGGAGGAAGTTTTCATATCTCCTCCAAAGCAAAAGACCAGAGAAGACGTCTTAAATCTTCACCCATTACCGTTGTTTAAATTGTTTTTCGCCATTCATCGGCTGACTTCACACAGCTTTGATAGTCCATCTAGCCCATCACCTAAAAATCTGCTCAAGATGATTAGAGAAGTAAGTGAGAGTTTAGGTATTCCTATTGTAGAAGAAGCTAACCGGCTAAAGACAAAAGAAGACATGATGGTTTTTATTCCGAACGGAACAGTTTTCCTAGAGGCATACGATAACGAAGAAGCATTCTAGATGAACGACTTGTCGCCGGTAGAAGAAACACTTCGTTCCAGAGGAGTAAAGTATAGACGTGTGGGTGAACGCTTACTAATTAAGTGTACTAACCCATTTCACGAAGATCACAACCCATCAATGTATATTTATAATGATGGTACCGTGCATTGTTTCGGGTGTGGGCACCATACCAATGTAAATAATTTATTTGGTATTAAAGTCAATCAGAGACACAAGTCTGCAATATTAACTAAGACTGTACTTGATTACGTCGAAAATGAACTTCCAGAATATCCTGCTTTGAAAGAGCCTTTAGTTACCCAGGGGTATTTTGGTCTAAGTAAAAATATATTAGAAACTGTAGATGCAAGAGAAGATTACAATGGTATAATATTCCCTATTTACTTAAACTCGCGAATGGTTGGATGGCATAAGAGATTATTTAATTCTGATGGACCTAAGTATGTGTCATCACATAAGATAACTAAAACTCATTTTACTAGTTATTTCTACCCATTAGATTTAGTACTAGGAGAGAGTAAATTAATTCTAGTTGAAGGAGTACTAGATGCTTTAATGTTCCTTGATTATGGATTCCCAGCAGTCAGTAACTTTGGCGTTAGTTTGACTAAAAGGAAAAAAGAATTGTTGAAAGAATTGATTATTGAAAAGATAATCATAGGATTTGATTTGGACGATGCTGGAATGATGAAAGAACAAGACATGTATCAGGAACTATCAGATATGGGTATATGTGTAAAGACTCTCCCGATTGGAACGTCAAAAAACCCTAGAGGTAGTTTATCCAACGACAACTACAGAAGAAAGGTAAGGGAATTACTCGATGAGTAAAGCAGCAATTATCAGCACCGAATTCAAGTGCATGGTTTGCGGAGAAGAAGTAAAAATTGAAGATCCTATTTACATTATTCATAAAAGGAAACGTAGGGATTCTTTTCTAGATTACGATTTTCTGCTTATTTGCGAAAAATGCGGTGACGAATATATTGGACCAATCAAGGAAAAGGTCCGGAGGAGATTTGCCAATGTCTAAGCTCCCTCGTCAAAAGATGAGTGATGTATTCACTAGTTCTACTACAAAAAATAAAAACTTCCACTTTCTTAGTAATCCCCACAATCGTTTTCGATTACTAGAAGAACCAGTCGAATTAAGATTACATTTTGATCGTGAAGGTTTTACCCGTTGCTATAATTATGATCCAATAACAAAAAGAATAGATGATAGTAAAGGTTGTAGAAAATGTACTAATGATCAGAGATCATCTAAGTTTTATTGCCTTAACGCTAAGAACATTGATAATGGCAGAATAGCTATTCTTCCTATTAGCTTAACTATAGCATCAGAGATAGCTAAGCTAGCCAAAACTGAAGGTGTGTGGCCGGTTGACCAAAAGAATGGGTATAGCGTTGATATTTATAGAGTTAATAACCCTAATACTAATAGAAATTATTGGAAAGTTAATAAGGTGAGGCAAGAACCGTTGTCTAAAGAAGATTATTCAAAGCGGATACCAATTGAGAGTGTCTTTGAATTCAAGGACGCCGAGTTGGAAGAGAAAGCTTCTCCTCCAGAAGATAACATTAGTAGCAGTAATTCAGACCCAGGGATAGAAGAGGATGATGTGGCTGAAGGAGTTGAGGAGACTGAAGGATTCTTTCACGAAGTTTCTGAGGATGAGTTGGATGATGCCCCAGTTTTGGATGATGCGGATTTAGGAGAGATACCTGGGCTGGAGGATGATTAAGGAGTATGAATGAGCGAAGCTGGTATTAAAGAGCTGGAAGAAAAGTTCAAGGTTAAGTTTTCTGAGGCCGATGAACTGCAAACTAAAGGAAGATTGCCAACTGGAATTCCTAGCTTGGATTATATATTAGATGGCGGTTACCCAGTAGGAAGAGTGGTAGAGGTGTTCGGTGGAGAAGAGACTGGGAAAACTACACTACTGTATACTAGTTTGGTCACTGCTTGCAAAAGCGAACAAAATTCGTTGTTTATTGATGGTGAAAGATCTTTTGACCCCGATTATATTAAGCATTTAGGCTTACCTCCAAAGAAGCTCTCTGTTATAAAGCCTCAGTATGGAGAACAGGCTTTTAGGGCAGCTAGGGGTGCATTAAAGCTGTTAGACATTAAGTTAATTGGGCTGGATTCATTAACATCATTAGTTCCTTATCATCAGTACACAAATGAAACTGAGAATCCTATTGGATTACAAGCTAGAATGATGAGCAACGAGCTGAGAATGCTCGTTAGTGCTGTAGATGACTATAGTGCCGTTTGTATCCTGGTAAATCAAATACGGACGCACATGGCGGGCATGGTTTCATGGCAAGATAGCACAGCTGGCAGAGCCCTTCGTTTCTATAGCAGTGTTAGAATTGGCCTAGAACCATTTAAGGTTACTTCTGATTGCAGGTACACTAAAATATTGGTAAAGAAAAACAAAACTGGAGCCCCACTAAGAACAACAACCATTAGGTTAGTTTATGGAGAAGGGGTTGATCTTGACTACGATAGTGTACAATTAGCTACCCTTAAAGGTGAGGTGTCTTACGATAAGAAAGCTGGAGGTTGGTACATTTACAAGGATAAGAGGTATCGGTGGAAAACTCTAGCTAGATTATTGCGAGGTGAGGAAGTGAGCGAAAGCGATGATTCTTCTGCCGATGAAGACGCAGAAAAATCTGTAGATGAAGCTAAGCCAGATGACGGTTTAGCTGAAGTTATGACTAGAGAAGAAACCCCTGATACACCTGAATCACCTAAGGGAAGAAAGAAATCAAAAGATGACCAAAAAGGTAAAAGATCCAAAAAGAGTTAAGGCTGGCAAACGAGCTCGGACTAAAGGCAGTAGGTTCGAGCTCGTTGCCGCTAAACTATTATCTGAAATTATATTCGAAGATGGAGATATCCTAAAGCGTACACCTAGAAGTGGTGCCGCCTTTATATTCGGTGACTGCTATTATCCTCCCAATCCTCACAAGTTTATTTTGCTGATTGAATGCAAAAAAGAAGAGGGGTGGGAGATGCATCATGTATTTAGCAAAGATTCTATTATATGGAAATGGTGGAATCAAGCAGTCTCCGAAGTGGAAAACGCCTTAAAAATAACTAGTGAAAAAAGAATACCCATTGTGGTATTTTCTAAAAATAATTATCCAATATTTGTGTTGGGAAGTGCAGAAATTCTGGATTATTTCGACATAAAAGAGGCAATATATTTAAAAAAAGGGGAAGATGTTAATTTTGTGATAGCCCCATTAAACAAGGAGAATATAAAATGGCAGAAGCAACATATATTGAAAGAGCTAGGACAGCTGTCGAAAAAATCCAATCAGGAGAAGTAACTAGAATTTATAGTCATCTTTATCCTGATCTAGATTCTTTATGCTCACTCTATCTGCTAAAAACTATTAGGGAAAATTTAACTTTCGAATTTGTATCTTTGCCATTATATGGTGTTGATAGTCTACCCTTGGATTCTATTGCTGTAGATATCAAAGGTGGAGCTATCGACCATCACGATATTCCAGGAAAGCATTGGTCTAGTTGTAAAATTATCTATTTTATCTTACACAATTCAGATGCAGAAGATGTAAACCAATATAATGTCTTAGTTGATTATTGCCATAGAGCTGACGGAGGTGGGCTAAAAGAAGGTGAGAAAGAACAAGGTAGCTTGATTCATACAATCTATGGATTGAGAGATTATCTAGATGCTAGAGAATTGTATCATGTTTTTGAGTACCTAGCTACAGCATCGATAAAGAATACCCCGGTATTGTATTCGTTGTCAGACATGACGGCCGCTCAGCTTAACGTAAAATACTCGAACATCATTGCTACAGAGAACATTGAGAAGCCAGCTTTGATCAGAAGGTTTGTTCGATTCGTCGAGTTCGGGAACCCAAACAGAGGAGAGTCGCACCTAGTTGCAATTAATCGTAGTAACCATAATATCATTAAGTTGGTATTTAGCTACTACAAAAATGTTATTGCTCATGTTTATAAATCTCCTAATGGAAGGGCGGGTATTATCTTCAGGAAAGATTCCCCTGTTTCATTTGATATGAAAGGATTGAGAGAAGCTTTAGTTAATGCTAAAGGAGAAACTGATTGGTACCATCATCCCAACAAAAACATGTTGCTCTGCGGGTCTAAAAAGACAGCTATAGAATCTAAATTAGATCCTGAAGATATAGTGGAGATAATGTATCAGTATAGGATCTAAACGTTTAAAGGGAGGTTAATACGTTTAACCCCCCTTTTTTTATTCTTTTATTGCTTCTGGATAGTCTGGGTGGAGAGAAACAAATGAGGGTGCCCTTAAAGCACCTGAAGAGTATTGATCGTCAGCTTTTAGCTTAGCTACTCTCCCCTTCCAATTTTTTTCAAAATTCTTCAAGATGTCTTCCTTCTCAACGTGGCTAAACCCAGTTCCTACTTTACCAGTTATTTCTCCAGGTTTACCCAAAAGGGAATAGAAGAATCCGCCTGCTAGTGGTCTATCTCCCTTCTCGTGAAACATATCTTCTATAACTACATCATAGTCTTTTTTTACTTTTAGTTTAGTAGCATCTCTAGACCCACCAGAATCTAGCTTCCAAGCCACTATCCCCTCTTTAGATTCTTTTATTTTCCCAGCCTTCATGTCATCAGCTAACCTAGCTTTATCATTCTTCTCTACGGCGTAGTAGGGTAATTCTAACTCTGGTACCATTGAGCATAAAGTTTCTAGGAATTCTAGCTTATCTTTATAGGGCTTATCCTCCATATATTCACCGTTAGCACTAAATACATCAAACAAAGCTAACCTAAGATCAGCTAAATCCTTTTGTTTATCTCTAGCCTTGAAAGTGGATGAGTTTAAAATGGCCCCAACATCTTTAGCTAAGATTGCTTCTCCAGTCTGAGGATCAACTCCATAGACTTCACCTCTTAGTATGGCTGGAGGCACATTTTTAGGTGCTTTAAGCCCTACTAGTCTAGGTATCTTATAAGTGTGGTTGATTAGACCAGAAGGGTTATTTTTTGACTCCCTGTAGCTGAATACTTCTACTTGTTTCCCAGGGTTAACTGAAACTACAGTGTTAGCTCCATCTATTTTTACACTCCACAGCTCACCTGGGACAGAAGGATCAGCATCATTAATAGACTTCTCCTTGTAATCCGGTTTGTAGTTAGGGATCTCTGGGTTATTTTGTCTAGTCTTAGTGGAATTTAAAAGAAGCCAATTATCACCTCTAGTCTTAACTAGATTATATTGTTCAACTTCAGTACCGGTTCTATACAGATTAAACTTAATTTTCTTAGGGGTGCATTCTAGTACGTCAGTATCTCCATAGTATTCTAGGTCCACTTTTCCTTCACCATATCCAGGACCAATATTACCTTGATACCTCATATAGTCTACGTCGTGATCAAATGTTTGTGCAGCTAATAGTTTTTCCCCAGGTTTCGGCAGCTTAGCTTTAGGAATAGCCCAGCTGTAAGCTACCCCATCAATGTCTAATCGAAGGTCATAATGAGTACCAGCTTTTGTACTTTTATGTTTCTGAATAGCTATTTTAGTAGTGAATGGGTCACCAACCTCGGGCACCGGTGAAACTGCTGGGTACAAAGGGATCCCTAAAGCTTTCCCTTTGACTATAGCTAGTTTGTGTAGCAGACTAATCGTGCTCATCAAATAAAGTTTAGCATATAGATATAGTTTGTTCAATTAGATCTGGTATAAGAAATATAGAAAGGAGACCAGCTTGGAACTGAAAAGAAAAAACCCCCCAGCCCACATGGACGGGGGCTGGGGGCAACCAGCCCCCCGTCCTCGGCCGGGGGGAAAGTAAAAAAGGGGGAGTTTAACTCCCCCTTTTTTTTACAACCTTTACGTCCGGGCAAAACCCCTCTTCTGGAGGAATTACCTGTTCCCCTAAGATTATTGGATGGGAACATTTTTTAAGACAACTGCAGCAAGGGGATACATTAATAGTAATATCTGTCCCCTTTATTTTCATGTCTCCATAGGTCACTTGTGGGATTATTTTGGATTTTTTCAGCTCTCGAATCATTGCTTGGTTGAAGATTCGCATAGACCTACTCCTTTATAGTTCACCCCAAGTTCTCCCAGTTGTTACTTTCACTGGTAGAGGGGTTAAGAATTTATAGTTAAAATACTTCTGAAACGACTTATCAACTGATTCGCATATTTCTTTTATTTTATTTGGAAATTCAGGCAATAGTTCTGTTTTGGCTTCGATTATAACTTGGTCATGCACAGTATTGATTAGATAAGCATCCACGTTGTTTTTAGACAACCACGTATGAATTTTGTTCAAAGCCATAAACAAAACAAACCCAGCCATGTTTTGTATAGGGAAATTAATAGCCTGTCTTAGTTGAGCCTCCGTGCCATCAGGGAGATGTCTGGTTGCTCCCAGAGGAGACTTGACTATTCCTCTAGCTTTAGCATTACTAGTCACTGTCAATATATAAGCTTTTATACCAGGATAATTGGTAAACAAATTATCCTGCAGCTTCTGTATTTCCCTCATAGGTAATTCTAGTGTGTTAGATAGTCCCCTGGCGCTGGACCCATAGATAGTTGCATAAAGAAACGTTTTAGTTTTAATTCGTAGATCGTCGCTGATAGTTTCTTTTGGAACTTTGAACAATAATGATCCAATTTCTGCGATGGGATCTTGTGCTGTTCTAAAGGCAGCTATAAGAGCTGCATCTTTAGCTACAGTTGCCAATACTCTGAGTTCAACCTGGGAGTAATCTACAGATACTAGCACATAACCCGCCCGAGAAATAAAACCCTTTTTTATTACTTTATGCTCCCCCCTTTGGGGGATGTTCTGAATGTTAGGCTTAAAGCTGGATAGCCTATAAGTCTTAGCCACAGTCTGGGAGAAGTTTGGGTAAAGAATCCCGTTTTCTAGTTTATCTAGGATTCCATCGATGTATGTGTTTTTGTTTTTTGTGTACTCCCTAAGCTTTAATATCTCAACTACTAGAGGATCACCTCTTTTAATTTTAGACAGAACTTTTTTGTCTACGACTGGTTTGTTGGTTTTCTTGCTTAATTTTTTAGGCTCCTTCTTCCCAGTAAATAATACTTTTCCTATATGATCATTCGAGTTTGGATTAAACTCTTTTCCAGTTTCCTTTTCAAATCTCTTAATCCTGTTAAATCGTCTTGATAAGCGTGACTTTATCTCTTCCAGAGCTGTGCTGTACTTATTTCCTAATGTCTCTAGATATTCTGTGTCTATGAGAGTCCCGCGTTGTTCCATTGCTAGAATACTAGGTAAGGTAGGCATGAATAAGTATTTGAATATCCTCAGCTTTTTTGATTCTTTCAGCATAGTTAGTTGCTTGGAAAAGACTCGTCTAGTTGCATCAACATCGCCCATTGCATATGGAGCTAAAATGTCTGGAGGGATAAGACTATAGTCATTTTCAATCTCAGGATGCTCAGCTTTATATGTCTTTAATTCCTTTTCATATCCTCCAAGCTCGGTAAAGTCAGCAGCTAAGCTATCTAGATCAACAGATGGTCTATTTTCATCTAGAAGATGTGCGGCTACCATAGTGTCAAACAATATAGGTTTTAAATTTATTCCATTCTCCCTTAGGAAGTGAATGTCAAATTTAATGTTTTGACCGATCTTAGGTATCGGACCTTCTAAGATTTCTTTTAAGTCATTAAGTTGTATTTTGTTGAGATCGAAGAAAAAAGCTTCTCCAGCTTTAGCACAAAAGGAAACGGAGATTATTTTATCTTTCCTGTGGTTACTCCCCGTTGTTTCTAAATCTACTACCAAATCTTTAGCTTGACCAAGATAATCTAAAACAGCCTTTAGATTTTTCTTGGTTACAATATGATACCTCAATTTTTCCTTTTTAGACTTCTGTACATAAGTAATAGCTTTCTCTACATCTATCCTAAAGAATCTTAGGTAATCTGCTCTTCCTCTTAGCCCAGCCGCAGGATGGTAAGTCACTAGCACAGGGATGTTATTCCATAAGTGATACTTTCCTCTGAGATTCTTCATAGCGCTTCTTCCAGTGAAGAATTTTGCTGCTGTAGCCCCTAAAGCAAGAATCAGTTTTGGCTCTACTTTCTTAATGTTAGAGAGAAGATAGTCAGAGCATACCTTCATTTCTTTAGCTACAGGTGGCCTATTCTTTCCTTCTGCATCAGTAGGCCGACAATGAACAACATTATCTATGAAGATCTTGTCTCTAGAATACCCAGTTTTTGCTAGGACTCTATCTAACTCTCGTCCTGATAGCCCAACAAACGGACGACCCTGGCTTTCTTCTTGAGTCCCTGGAGCTTCGCCACAGATCAGTAGATCAGCTTTGTCTGGACCAGCTCCAGGAACTGCTGGGAAGTTGCGTTTGTCCCTTATAGGACAATCTTTTGTGCAGAACATATTTTAGTTTAGCAATTAGTAATGACTAGAGATAAAATAATAGCCAGTGTCACGGCTGAGCTGTGAAAAGCCACTATATATTTAATCAATTGTTTCTTAACATGTTTATATTTTTTAGTTGCACTAACTTCTTTATCAAGTGCTTTTTGTAGCTCTTTACTTTTAGCAGCTAGCTTCTGTTCAAGTTTTACTTTAACGAAGTTAGTTTGATATAGAATAGTTAGCAACTTCTTTTGATCGGATGGTTCTAACTCTTTGTCCATCTAGATGAAGCTCCTGTTATATAGACGTATTAGTTTCTTTGGCAAATTTATTTACCTTATTCCACAGTCTTTCAGTCTCTCTCACATCTTTGCGGCAATGGTCAATGATGTATTTCATCGCGTCTTCATGTCCTTGCAAAGCTCTAAGCCAAATCATCGGATCAAAGTGTGTTTTCTGAGTCTTGCCTAACAATACTCTACAAGCATTCTCTAAGCGATTGCTGTGTAGTTTAAACCTGTTCCTAATAATGTAATAAAGGTCACTGTGGTAAATTTGACCAATAGGAGGAAAGTCTATTCCCCAAACTAGTGCTCTGGTTCTAAGAAATTTTAAGTCGAATCTAGTTCCGTAGTAGCTTACAACCCGATCACACGAGGTGACAGCTTTAACAGCAGCCTCAACGTTTTTCTTGTCGATGCAATTAGGGTCATGAAGCTCCTTAGGGGTAGCTACCCTTTCAATTATCTTGTTTTGGCCTTTAATCTTCAGACACCAAGCTAAAATTACTCCGATATCTGCGTTAAGATCACTGCACTCGATATCAAAGAAACCAACGACTGGCTGTGGTTGCTCTTTCAGATAACATGAATAATGCGACAAGTAGGGCATCCTATGTTTACAGTAATGAGTGCTCAACCAGTCGATTTCCTTCTTCTTTAGCTTAGTAATTGGTGGTGTTGGCATAATACCTCTCTCTTCTTTACTTATAATTTAACCTTGTATTTTAGTACCTTAGAATCAAACTCAAAGACCAAGGATTTTTTTAGCTTTATAAATGCTTGATTATACTTTAAAATAAAATTTGTCTTGTTAGTTGCTATTGATTGTCCTCTAGCTTTTGGATAATAATTATCCATTCGTTATTTTTGTTCGAAAGGAGATTTATTGATGACAAAGCTTCCTGAGTGGAACGGTAAAGTTAAACACGTTAATGAGAAAAACTTCTCTGAGGAAGTGTTGAAAGAAAGGCGGCCAGTCTTGGTAGATTTCTGGTCGCCTTCCTGTGTACCGTGTAGAGTTATGATACCATCTGTAGAAAGCATCGTTGATAAGTATAATGGTAAAGTTAAAGTTGTGTCAATAAATGTAGAGGACAGCCCTAGGTTAGCTTCGCGTCTTGGTATACAATCCCTGCCTAACATTCTGTTATTTTCTAACGGAGAAGTACAGGGGCAGTTAATTGGCAGAGTATCCACTACTAAATTAGAGGGTGCTTTGTCACCATTACTATAAATTGCGATAATTACCGAAGTCAGTAATTATTTTTTGTTTATCTTCGTTACTGAGTTTAATACCAGATAAGCTATTATGAAGATCTATCTTCATGCATTCAGTGATGATTTCAGGATTACAGTAAGTACAGCTCCATTCTCTTGTAGTTACACTCGTATAGATATCTTCTTCGGCTTGTTTATAGTATGACATCTTAGTTTTCAATAGTTCTATCCTGTCATCACTAGGCCATATTTCACAATTAACTTTTCTAGCATCAGTCATATCAAAGTAGACTACCTGTCCATTTTCAACTGGCAGTTTGTTTCGCTCTAGTAGAACAGAATAAATGTTTATCTGTTCTTGGTGGTGTTTATAAGGGTATTTCCAGTTAGGTATCTTTTTTACTGATTTGTAATCTCTGATTAACTTTTTTGATCTTATATATTCGTCGACTGTCCCAGTAAGGACATTACCGTCTATTTTGATTTGCAAAGTTAGCTCAGAATCAGTTTGAGGAGAATCTTTAAGTGCATCTTCAATGTCTTTAGACTTCTTAGCACTCTTTGTAGCTCTCTCTAGCATAAGGTGGATCATCTTCCCCCTAAGCAAATGCCATAGATTAACTGGATCAACAGTATAATCTACCCTCTTTTTTAGAAGGGCTTGCCTAGGACAAGACAATAAATCACTAACATGGATACCCTCTCTATTTTCCTGTGAGAACATAGCTAAAAGAACAGCTTGAGTAAACTGACAAGGAGGGTCGCCTGTCATCGCACATTTTAGACAGCTAGAAATAGTTTGGATATGTTCCTTACCCTTTTTAACCGGGCATCTTACTCCTACTACAGGCATTTTATACCCTTTCTTTTTATTTAAACTTATGTGGTATAAGATCAACGTCAAGTCTTTTAACATAGAAAGGAGTCAACGTGGATCTAAAGAAGCTTGATCGAGTAGTGTCAGCGTCTACTACTATTTTGCATGAATTGGCGAACTTTGCTGACAAGATTTCACCAGCCATTCATGAACTCGTCAAAGAAACTGAGAATGAGCAAGAAACAGACGAAACTGAGCCAGAGGATCCTGCCCCTGAGATTTCTTAGTTCTTCGTAAGTATTCATTAAAAAAAGTATTTAAATTGATAGTTGAACCCTACCCTATTACAATTATCTAAACTCGTTATGATACTTTTTTTTGACTTGAAATTACTTCTTCCCTCATTTATCATTGTAAATGAATGGGGTGTAGCATGTCAAGTCATGAAAAAAAATCTAGAGTTTCATCCGAAAAACGGTGGACCCTAGATAAATTAGCTTATTTTTTTATTCTAAGCGATGAAGAATTTTCGGAGAAATTTGGTGTGTCTGTAATCGCCGCCGAACGAGCTCGTCGGCGGGCTGGTATTAATAAAGTGAGGGGGGTCCTCCCCAACGAAGAGGAGAACCCCCCGAGATTGTGCAGTGAGGACATGCTATACTATTACGATTAGCCTTTCTCTGCAGCAGGAGGCACAGCATGCCCGCAAGTATCGGAATCCCAGCGGACATAACCTCCACGATATTCGGGGAACAGACTGGAAATGCGCAACATCACCTGAGACTCAGTCTCACCAGCATTCATCTCGACAGGAATTTCAACGTTCTCTGCTCCACGAGCGGTTAAAACATAAACGGTTCTGACCATCTACATATCCTCCTTTGGATTTTTACTTGTCCTCTTTCTCTGTCTTTGTGTTTTCTAGTGCACTTATTACTTGAATTGTTGCGTGAATTAGCGCCCCCACCACACTTAGTAATCTCAATACAGACACAATATCTCCTTGCTTTTATAGCTGGTACTACTTAGTTCGTGTTGCCAGTTTTGATTCTGTAAGTTTTGACGTAAAACATACGTTTCCAGGTAGCCATGTCACTTCTGCTTTGTCGATTATCCTAGTTAACGTCTGTAGATAAAGGACATAACTTGACAAGGCTGCCTTTATGGTTTCATTCAAAGTGCCAGTCAGTTTATCATCTTCCTCGCCGTTGTCGTACCCTTCTATAGGTCTATTTGTCAAGCTCCCACAGGTGAATGGTTCTACATTCCTAAAAGTGCTGAATATTCTAGCTTTATTTGGGCCTGATCTTATTACATATTGATTAAGATGGGTATGACCCACTACTTGGTGGAGATTAAACTTAATACATTGGTCATTGAAAAGTGAAATATATGGTTTTACAACACAACCACTATGCTCTGTGAATGATGAAACTAGCTCTATAAGATTATAGATATTAGGATATAAGTTTCGCTTATTTCTTTGGCTAATCTTAGGGAGTAAGTACAACAACGAAAATTTGAACGGAGATAACTCTGACAGAAGCCACTTGAATATCCAGCTGCCGCTCTCGTCAATATTTACTGAGGCATTAAATGCAACGTTAGCACTAGGCATAACATGCTGTATCTCCGGCTCATGAGTTTGAAAACCGGTATTACTTATACCATCTTTTTGATTGTATACTAGAAATGGTTTCTCTATTTCTTCACCTTCTAGTTTAGCGTTCATCAAGATGAAAGCCATAGCCCCAGCAATTATGTTTTGACTTGGAGAGCTAAATTGAATGCAGGTTAGACCACTATCTTTATCTCCACGCATGAATATGTCTTCGCTTGGTCGCTGAGTTTTAGTATTTATAGAGGCATAGGCTCTGCCTATCTCAACACCGCAGTCCACCCACCAATGCCACTTACTTTCCGCGATCTCTTGTCTGGACTCTTTGTTGTCGACAGCTGATATAACGATGTCTGACTCACGAGGCTTATACCTTGAGATCTCATATTTGAACGGAATTTTGGGGGATGTGGCCTTATTATAGTAGTCACTTATAACTTTTGCTTTATGTTCTCTCAGCTTTAGGAAGGGTAGGTTTTGGTTAATTGTGTTTTTCTTTTCGATGATGTCATCATCCCAGATTGTTATTTGTAAAGGCTTCTTTTCAGCAGCCCTTGCTAACATTGGCATTATCCAACTTCCGTTACCCCCAGCACCTACGAGATCGACTGATATAATACTATTAGCTTCCGGTTTCTTGGAACTCATCTTTCCTCCACTTTTCTAGTATATGTTCGATGTCGGTAACTTTAGAATCCGGATCTGTTGATGTCATGATTTCATTCACTAGCTCTTCAGCTAGCAATATCATGCTTGATTCTAAGCTATCTCCGACATAACCACCAAGCTCATTACTCAAATCAGCTAAAGTTTTTTGAGCTGTGTCATCGAACACGTCATCGTCTTTTATTTTTTTTTTTTTAGGAAGCCCGCACTTGTCTTTAGACTTAGATTTAAGGCTAGGGAACCCTCCCCCAAAGTAACTACCGAAGCTGTCTAAGTCCTCGCTCTTAAACCAATCATATGCGCCTGACCACGATCCAGTTTTAGAGGCTACTTCTACTTTATTCATCCATTCGCTTGGAAAGCTCCTCTCAAACACATCATATAAAGGAATCTTTACCGTTTCTCCTCTGTTAGCTGCCCGCAGAAAGATGTTGCTTTCTAGATTGCCAATTATCCCAAAAAGTCCGAAACTTCCACTTTCGTCGGTGTCATCTATTCCACTTGGGCTAGGGTCACTAGACCAAGGATGGGAATGGAATTCAACAACAGGAATATCCTCTGGATAATCTACTACATACTCCCTGTCCCAAGAAGCTCTCGTCCCAGCTACGTCCAGATTTGGAACGTGTACCCAATACTTCTCGTCTTTGATGTTGTACATGATTACCGCTCCAGCTTCTGTACCATGTTCAATATAAACTTCATGGAAGAATGACATTATTTGGATGAGGAGTTCAATCGGTATCTTTTTGGTGGTTGTCACCCCACTTTTTAGCTCTTCTCCAGCTTCAGGGATATCTTTGGTAGGAAGTGTAATAATCATCGGGCCTTTCGGTCTAACCTCAACAAACCCGCCTTTAGTGATTACCAAATTCCTAATTGCGTTTGGGTCTATATCGTCTAACCGCTTACAAATGTTAACGATTTTTTGCGTCGGTACATTCTTATCTTTGTTTTTGTCTTCGCCCATTTATTTTTTTCTCCTTTTATCTTTCATTATACGCTTCGACTAAAGCTCTAATTGTAGTTCTAGACGCATCGTGATTTTCTAGCTTCCTTAAATCAGTATCAGGAAAATAACCCGTAAAAGGTCTGCGTTTGAACTCCTCAAATATTTCATTTGGTTTATTTGGGAGAGGATCATCCCCAAAACAGATGGTAAATGCGCCAACCCAATTCGGTCCTGCTAGTGCAAACAAAGTTGTGTCTAGAGATAATGAGCTAATTTCTTCCTTAGCTATACCTCCCATTCGCACAAAGTTATCAGCTCCGTTAGACACCCAGACTGTGTCTGGGAGGGTTAAGGGGACGCGTATACTTTCACAAAGTACGTCGACAGTTTGCTCAGGAATCAAAGAGATATAACCTACGTTGTTTCTACCAGGAAAAATTCCAACGACGATAGGATCCAAGATCTCAGCTTCTCCCTTAACTTTTTCAGGGAACAGTTCAAGGAGGTTTTTGTTTTCTACAGGCCAAAATTTGACCTTTCCATCGACTGCTTTATAGATAATGGAATGATTCTCTCCGAATCTAACTAAAGTTTCTGGTCCAATCGTTATATTCATTTTGTATTCTCCCTTGTATTTTTCATCTCGGTTTTGATGCTGCTTACCAAGTTTTGATAAGAATCTCTAAATGGGTAGAAGTTAACATTAATCGTCTTTTCTCCTCTAACTTCTATTTTTATTTTTTCTGGGATAACGGTGATGCCCTGGCCTGATTTAGAATCTTCAGCTTGAGGCACACGGAGAATGTTCAATTTTTCTCTGGCTCTACGCTTGTAACCTAGGCAAAAAGTGTAAGCCGGGAAATCTTGGACAAGTTTTTGATACAATGCAGACTTAACATTGAGAATTCTCCTGTCTACTGTGCACCCACTTTCTATATCTGTTCCTATAAGCTCACAGACAAACCCATTAGTATAGGCTTTTTGTAAGATGTCGTCTATGCATGTTGATGTTTTTAAGATAAGGGCGAGATTTCTATAATCATTTCCGGATTGATTACTAACCCCTATTTCCGAAGCTGTAGGAGAGATAATCGCCTTTGATACTAGTGCAGGGGGACCATCTTTGGTTACGTATGTAGGCTCATAGGTCAAGACTGGGATTTCTCCTGTGATCATTATTTTTGTCTCCTTATTGTGCTATTTTATCCAGGAATTTATTTGTGCCTTTGCTAAGGCGTAGGCGGTTATGGTGTGCGGCTCCCAACTTACCGTTTGAACTTTCATACGTCAGTTTGTCAGAGATTGAATTTGCCCATGCAATAAGGCCGTCTTTGGTTGCTTCATCGCATTCGTTAATGTGGTTCAAAATTTCAGCCCTGCGCCACCTTGGTATGGAAACGTCGATTGCATCGTCATTAAAGGAGCAGACTAGTCCCATTACCTTGAGATGTGATCTTACGTTTATTTTCCTGGTTTTTTTCTTGTTGATAGCATACCCATAATCATTCATGATATAGTTGATTAGAGGCACACTCTCCCTAAAGTTATCTTCGTTATTGAACAAAATAAAATAATCATCAGCATATCTTTCTAGCCTCAAAACTTTGTCACACAAACCGTGGACAAGCCTCCGGTCTAGATGCTCAGAGGCTAGTGAGCTGATAACCGGAGAGCTTGGAGATCCGGTAGGAAGACGACCATTATAGAAACAAATCTTGATTAGTTTATCAACCAGCTCCTCATCAAATCGTCTAATCAACATCTCCTTCTTAAACATATCTGAGGTTGTATTTTGGAAAAAGTCTTTGATGTCTACTCGGTAGAATACTGGGTTTTCTGGGAATGAATCATTAGTTTGATTAATACCATTCATAATAGAAAAGACAGCATCCAGATAGCATCTACCTTTGGAAAAAGCTTTATTCAACGTGGGGGTATAAACTTTAGTCAAATACTTAGAGATAATCTTTTGGACAGTGGCTAACCCTTCATTAGGAATTTCAAGCTTCCTAATCTTACCGTTGGATTGCTTAAACTTAGATATTCTATAGGAAATAAAGGTAGGCGGTATTTCCCAGTTTAGAATCTCTGTGAACTTTTTCGGGACTTTTTTGCTCATTTTGTGTCTATTCCTCCTTTCATGAAACTATGTTAAACTTACTAAGGAAAAGTTTTATAGCGAAATACTTATACCATAATTTTATGACAGATAAAGTAAGGAATATAATCTCATATGAGAGTAATTATGAGGAACTAACTAAATCAGCTTTAGATTCTTACAAATCCCTTTTCCCTATAGAAACAATCAAAACTAAACTGGAGCTCCAAGATATTTGGGTTGATGATAATCTTAATGCCGAAGATTACTCAGCTCAAAAAGAAATTAAGGGGCAGAGGGGAAGCTGGACAGTTCCTATATACGGAAAGTTTAATCTAGTAGATAAGAGTACAGGCAAAGTTATTGAAAAGGTAAATAAATATAAGATTAGTGACCTGCCTAAAGTGACCCCAAGGAACACATTCATTTGGAAAGGTGTTGAATATCAATCAGTTAACCTGCTTAGAAGAAAGCCTGGGGTTTATCTTAGAAAAAAGGAGTCTAATGAGGTTGAGGCTTTCTTTAATTTAGCTAAAGGGTTGAATTTTAAGTTTACGTATGACCCCTCAGATAGAAAATTTTCTGTTTTGTTTGGGACTAGAAGGATACCGGGATACTCATTATTAAAAGCTTTGGATGTACCTGATTCCCAGCTTAAGAGTGTGTGGGGAGATGAAGTCTATGCATCTAATTATAAAGAAGATGTATCTAAAGATATAGATAGAATTTACAATGTTGTTTTTAGAAAACCTATGTCCAGCAAGGAGGAAGCTAAGGAAGCTTTAAAGGAATACTTTTCTAAAACTGAGCTAGATCCTAATGTAGCTAAAGCTTTTATTAAGAAATCATACAAGAATGTTTCTCCGAGTGCTCTTGTTGATACAACAGTTGAGTCCTTGAATATTGCTAGAGGCAAATCTAAGCCATTGAATTCTGAATCATTATTTTTTAAAAGCTTTCATACGATGGAGGATTTTGTTAATGAATCGTTTAAGCAAGAAGGAAAGGAAATCCAAAGGAAGCTAAAGAGAAATCTATCTTTTAAGAAGGATCTAAATGATATCCTATATAGGCCAGCATTAGCGTCACCAATTAAACGTCTATTCAGTCTTAATGTCGTTAGAACCCCAGAGCAAACTAATCCTCTACATATTCTTGATGAAACAATGAAGACTACTATTTTAGGTGAAGGCGGGATTCAAGACGAGCATCAGATAACTCTAGCTATGAGGGACATAGACCATACCAGCACTGGTTTCATTGATCCTATTCAAACTCCGGAGGGAAGCTCTGTAGGCATCATAAATTTTTTAACATTAGCTAGTGGAAAACGTGGGACTGAGATTGTTACTCCGTTCAAGGACATAAAAACAAATAAGATAGCAGATTATAGTCCGGCTCAAATGGTAGATAAGGTTATATTGTTTCCTGGACAAACTGGAAGCACTAAGCTTAAGGCTATGAAGAACGGTGAAGTTCTGTATACTGATCGTAAAAATGCTGACTTCGAATTCCCGGCTAGTGACCAGATATTTGGGGCGTCGTCTAACATGATACCGTTTCTACATTCTATCGGTGGTGGGCGTGCAGGGATTGCTTCTCGTTTCAGTTCCCAAGCAATTAGCCTTGTTAACCGAGAAAAACCTTTAGTAGCCGCTGCCATCGAAGGAAAACCTGTTACCCAGCTTTTTGGAGATGCTATTATTGAGAAAGCTCCAGTGTCGGGCAAAGTTTCTAGGGTAGGAAAAGATTTCATTGAGATTACTGACAATAAAGGTAAGAAACATAAATCTTTCTTCTACAAAGATTTTTATCTGAATGATAAGAATTATCTTGATAGTACCCCTGTTGTGTCAGAAGGTGATCAAGTTAAAGCTGGTGATCAGTTAGTAGAGCTTAATTATACCAAGGATGGGCAGCTAGCCTTAGGAACTAATCTCAAAGTTGGATATTTACCGTACTACGGTTTGAATGAACTTGATTCTATGGTAATTAGTGAAACAGCTTCTAAAAAATTAACATCTGAGCATGTTTATCAGTTTGACATCGAGCTAGACGAGGACTTACACACCAACTTGCAAAAGTACTCATCTTTGTATCCTAGCAGATTAAATAAAGATCAAAAAGAAAAATTAGATGCTAATGGAGTAGTCCAAGTTGGAGCTAAAGTTGAGCCGGGGGATACTATTGCAGCATTGTTGAAGTACAGAAAGGATACACCCGAGGACCTGATTCTAGGCAGATTAAGTAGAGGCTTGGTTAATAGGTTTAAAGACCACTCGCTTAAGTGGGATAGAGTTGAACCTGGCGTAGTTTCAGATGTAGTGGTTGGGAAAAAGCATATTTCGATTTTTATTAAGTCTCAAGAACCTGCTAGGATTGCTGACAAGCTCAGTAATCTTTCTGCCGGTAAAGGAACAATAGGAGCTATTATACCAGATGACCAAATGCCTAAAGATAAAGAAGGTAATCCCCTTGAGATCTTACTGCCTCCAGCTGGAGTTATATCCAGACTAAATCCTTCTCAGCTTTATGAAACTATGGCTGGGAAAATTGCAAAGAAAATTGGCAAGCAGATTTTAGTTAATAACTTCGAACCAAAAAACCAGTTTGAAGAAATTAACAAGATGATGAAGAAGTACAATGTATCTGACACTGAAACACTAATAGACCCTAAGACTAACAAGGAAATTAAAGATGTATTTACTGGTAACCAATACTTTTATAAGCTTAAGCACCAAGCCTTAGATAAAGCTTCGTCTAGATATAAGGGGGTGTACTCTGTACTGGATCAGCCTGTCAGGGGTGGTGCCGAAGGAAGTAAAAGCTTAGATGCTTTAACTTATTATTCTTTATTGTCGCATGGGGCAACATCATTCATCAAGGATGTTATGCAGAAAAGTGAGAAGAATGATGACTTGTGGAGGGCGATCGAACTAGGGGAAACTCTCCCAGCCCCAAAGCCTACATTTGCCTACGATACATTCCAAGGGTATCTGAAGGCCATGGGTGTGAATCTTCAAAAACAAGGAAGAGAATTAAAGCTTCTACCGTTAACAAATAAAAACATCAAAGAAATGAGCAATGGTAAAATAGAAAAGGGGAAGATGCTAGACCGCAACCTCAGACCTGAGAAGGGTGGTCTATTTGATCCTGTTAAGACTGGTGGTCTTTTAGGTTCAGCTGAGAAATGGACGCATGTAGAGCTTAACGAGCCTCTCCCCAACCCAATCATGGAAAAGCCTATTACTGGTTTGCTAGGATTGACTGAAGCTTCTTACAATAAAATAGTGGATGGAACATTATTTATAACCAGAGAAGGTTCAATCGTAGACAAAAGTACCCCTGGGGCGATAACTGGAGGAAAAGCTATCGAGAGACTTCTATCTAAAGTTGATTTAGATAAGGAGTACAAAGTAGCTTTGGAAGAAGCTAAAGGTAAAACTGGTTCTGATTTAGATAAGATAAACAGAAAGCTTAGATCAATTAGATCGTTAAAAACTCTAGGAATTAAAAATCCTGCTGATGCTTATATACTAAAGAATGTTCCTGTCATTCCCCCAAAAATGAGACCAATTTATCCTTTACCGGATGGATCACTAGAAACATCTGATTTTAACTATCTGTATAGAGACATTATCCTGACAAATAATTTACTTAAGGAGTCTAAGGATTTAGAAGTTCCGGAAGCTCAGGAAAGGGATCTGAGGAATAATTTATATAGAAGCATAAAAGCTTTATATGGACTTGGTGACCCTATCTCAGGCTATTATCACAAGAAAACTGGGATTCTTCCTATGATAACAGGGAGCTCACCCAAAGAGGGTTATTTCCAAAGCAAGCTACTAAGTAAAGAACAGGATTTAGTCGGCCGGTCAGTTATTATTCCTTCTGAAGATTTACATACAGATGAGGTCGGAATCCCAGAAAGATTAGCTTGGAATTTATTCAAGCCTTTCGTTGTTAGAGAATATACATCTAGAGGCTACAGCCCCATTGAAGCCGTCCAAAAAATAGACAGTAGAGACCCGGAATCAAGGCGGTTTTTAGAGATGACAATGGATAAGCATCCAGTCTTACTTAATCGAGCACCCTCCTTGCATCGCTTTAGCATCATGGCGTTTAAGCCTAAGCTCAGTGAAGGGGAGGGGATGAAGATTAATCCTCTAGTTGCTACTGGATTTAATGCTGATTTTGACGGTGACGCTATGACTATTCATGTTCCGTTTTCCAATGAAGCTATTAAAGAAGCTTATACTATGCTCCCATCACAACATGTGATTAACCCTTCAACTGGAAAGTTTATGCTGATACCGCAAGAGGAATCTATGGCTGGAATTTATAAGCTAAGCTTAACTGCTGAAGGCAGAAAGAAACTAAACAGTGTACTTCCAGCTTCTTATTATATTACTGAACCAATCAACAAAGGAAAGTTACAAAAGCTACTAACTGAAATAAGTGAGAAAGATCCATCTTCAGGAGCTATTATAGCGGATAGTCTCAAGAAACTAGGAGATGAATACGCATATTCATCCGGGTACTCCTTCAAGTTTGAGGATTTAAGGCCAATAAAAAGGCCGGATCTTGTCGATAAATATATGACTAAAGTACATAAAACTGAGGATTTAAATGTGCGAGTTTCTCTTCTGCAACAGCTGACTACTGAACTAGATGCTAATCTACTAAAGAACAAATCTAATATGTTTGTTGAACAAACTTTAGCTGGAGTTAAGGGCAAGCTTGGAAATGCTAGGCAGATACTAACATCACCAGTAATGACACAGGATATTGATGGGGCTCCGGTTCCAATCTTTATTGAGAAATCATATTCGGAAGGGTTATCCTTACCCGACTATATTGTAGCTAGTCAAGGTGCTAGAAAGGGTCTAGTTGATAAGGGGATTGAAGTAGCTGAACCTGGGAAGCTAGCTAAAGAGTTTGCTGCGGCAGGATTAGATTACAAAGTCACAGAAAAAGATTGCGGAGCCACCCGTGGGTTGGTTCTCCCGATTAACAACCAAGACGTGCTCGATCGCTATTTAGCCGCTCCAGTTCACGTTGGAGGTAAGACTATAGCCAAAAGGAATCAGTTGGTAGATCCTGAACTAGTGCAGTTACTAAAGAAAAATAAGGTTACTAGTATAGAAGTTAGATCCCCGCTTTATTGTAAATCAGTATCTGGATCTTGCAGCATGTGTGCTGGGTTAGGTGCGGATGGACAAGCACCTAATGTAGGTGATTACTACGGAGTTTTTGCAGCCCAGGCACTTAGCGAGCCAGCTACCCAAGCAGCTTTATCTACTCCTCATAAAGGCGGTGTAGCCGGTACTGGATCCCCAGATTCAGGTTTAACTGGTTTAACCAAGATAAGAACATTACTAGAGATGCCTAAGAACTTTGCTGGCCAGGCAACCGTTGCTGAAAATAGTGGGGTAGTAAAAAGAGTCACTCAAACACCAGACTTGACTGAAATAGAGGTAGATGACACCATGTACTCACTTCCTGGAAATACAGCAGTAGAGGTTAAAGAGGGTGACGCTGTAGCTAGAGGGTCACGATTAACGACCGGGTTAATTAATCCTAATGATGTTTACAGGACTAAAGGGCTGCCTGAGATGAGAAATTACTTACGTGATGAGTTGCTAAATGCCTATAGATCAGAAGGAATACCAGTACGTTCTAACGTAGTAGAGAGTGTTGTGGCGGCGACAACTAAAGCTGGAGTAGTTAGGGATCCAGGCGATTCAGAATTCCTTCCAGGAGATTTTATTAGGATAGCTCAAGCTGAAGCTGAGAATGAAAAAAAAGAGCTTGAGCTTGATGTCTCGTCAGCTACAGGAAGAACTTTGATGGAGAACATCGGTCCAATTAGAGCTGGAACAGAAATAGATAATAAGATATCCAGAGAGCTTAAAGCCAACGGAGTAAAGAAAGTAAGGGTCAAACCAAATCCTATTCAGTACGATCCCTTTATCAGGGGGATTAGTCAAATACCACTAGCTAAAGAAGATTTTATGTCACGTTTAGGATATAGAGAACTTAAAAACACTATAGAGGAGGGGGTAGCTAGAGGATGGACATCAGATCTGGATGGGTACTCTCCTATACCACAATATATAACATCAGCTTAGAAGCGACTAGTCAAATGGAGCCTCTTCTAAAAGACCGATCATGAGTGAGTCTACTGTGTCCAAGCGTTTTTTAACATACTCGGAAAAGGCGGGTGACGGTTTGAATTTTTTCAAACTACTATTTAGGTTATCCTTATCCACAACGAAAATGTTACGCTTGAATTTCAAACGCTTAAATGATTTAAGGAAGGTTTCATCTTTAGGTGAAACTTTAACGTTTATTTTGATAGGTACTAATACAAATGCATTCACTAATTTCTCCTTTCTAAAACTTGTTGATGATACTAAACTTATACCAGCCAATTTAACTGGTATAAAGCCGATAATATAAGGGAGGTAATGAGGGAGAGGTAATGGTTTATTCTGGGACAGTTTTTGCAGTTTATAAAGACGGATCTTTCCAAGTAATTCTTGATGATGAAAGAATAGTTGATAATGTAGTGCCTTTGTCGGTAGCAGCTAGAAGAGGCGAGGGGGTGTTTAGCATCCCAGCAGAAGGTGATCGCTGTGTTATTTTTTTTGATAGTAAACGTAAGCCTTATGCACTATTTTCTTTTCTAGAAATAATGAAAGATGATGGTACTATGTCTCTTTCACCCAATTATCCTAAGTACAAAAATGACTCCCCAAATCTAAGATCGAAAGATTTTTGGGTTGGAAGTGATTCTAAGTATATATGTGTAAGATCAGCTGGAAGTATAGAAATAAAAGCTTCACCCAGTTGTGGTATAGTACTTAGTCCAGCTGGTCAGTTTTTAAGCATTAACGATTCTGAGTTTGAGCACTATTCAACCGGAATGGTAATTTCTCATACAGTTAATTCGATCACAGGGATGAAACATCTAGAAGAATATCAAGATACTACTGGTGTTCCTACTGGAAAATTTTATGAATATATTGTTAAAGATATACTAGGATTAGAGAAAGCAAGCCTAAAGGTTGACAAATTAGGGTTCATTGAATTAAAATTAGGACAAGTGAGCGTTTATCTTAACACAGCTGAAGTAAGAGTAAATGTTAATGAACCGGCAAACACAAGTATCGCAGTTGATTTTATAGGAAATGTTGAGGTTAAGACAAACGGAATGGCAACAATTGATGGCAGCTTGATAAAAATAGGAGATAAGGCTTCTAGCCACGCTATCAAGGGAGAAGATTTGATTAGTTATCTGTACACACATACACACTCGCACCCGACAGGACCCACTGGCCCACCGATTACGCCACCGCCTTTTTCTTTGTTAGCTACAAAAACATTAGTTGAGTAAAGGAGAAAGCTAAAGTGCCAATTTTAGACGACATTTTTGTTGAAGGTCCTAGCTTGGAAGATACTTACATCCCCCTTTCTGGGGATCCGAGCAGATGGCCAAGCGAAACCTTAGAGAAACTTCTATCTGACTTCCCCTTTTTCAGGGAATCTGTCATCAAAACTAAAATAACTCACGCAGACGACAAAACCCATTCAATGTTGGGTTCTCACACCATAGTTTTCCCTAATGACCAGATTATTTTCCCAACTATTGTCAGGCAAGGTAAGCTTTCTCCATTTGATGTTTTTCTATACAACGGCCTTTACTACCCTGCTACTGAAACTAGGATCCGTCTGATCATTTCCGGAAGAGGTCTGGTCGAATCTACTACTAGTGAACCTGAAAAGTCTACTAGCCTTCTTGAAACTACCCAGACACCTGAGCTGATGACTGATCAGCCGACTGTCTACCAAAAGACATCATCTATTCTAGATAAGCTTGCTTTTACAGTTACTCCTGCTGCAAAAAGCAATCTACTTAAATATATTAGAAGTAACAAAGATCTAGTTTCATTAAGCAAATACCCAGAAGTAACAAAGGTATTCAAGAAACTTGTAGACTTACCAGTTTTAGACGATGACCAATATAATACAGCTCTTTCCGCACTTCTTCCTGTAGGAATTATTCAGATCAGGAAGAATACTGACGATACGTATACAGTTCTAACTAGCTCAGACAAAGCTTTTCATCCGGTTGAGCATAGCATGAGTGCAGAAGAACTTAATGCTTATCTAAACAGCTTTATGGAGACAAGCTGGCCAGTCATTGATTCAGTCAATAGGGGAGGGGAGATTACTGTTTCTATGATGGATAATTCAGGGTCGATGGCTGTGCTTAGAACTAAAATTGAAGACACACTAGAAGTAGTTGATCCTGGGACCTATGCTTGTAAGACTGATTCTGGTGCTTTTGTTAAAGGTAAAGTTATCCCTCTATTTGATTACTTGATGCAGCCACTTAATATGAATATATTTTACAATTCCTCTTTCTATTCTATTCAGGATAGATTCGCTGGAGAAAAGACAGAGGATTATGAAGTCCCTAAAGGAACTGAACCCTCGCCAGGCATGGTGGGAACATTCATACATAAAAGGAAGCCGATCGCGGTGATGCCCTTTACTATTACGTCTTCGCACATGAAGACGCTTTATGATGATGCTAAGGCTTACTACGTCAAAGGTGTTTCTCTGGATAACCGCCCGGTTGAATTTCGATTCTCTGATACGTTTAAGGGGTGGATTAAAACTTCTGCTCCAGGAGAAGGTTCAAATGTAGGATCATCCAGATTACTAGATGAAGCTCGAGAAAGGATCTTCTGCGTCTCTTCAGATGACTTTGTGTTCGTCAGCTTAAAGGATGCTGTCAATCTTTCCCGCTATGCAAATCAGTTTAGCAAAGAGGCAGCACTTCGTTATGGAGATAGATTGAAGATCAAGAGCGATGGCAGTCGCTTTGTGATGGAAAGCCATCAGCTAAGTAAGTTTGCTTCTGTCCCTTCGTTTTTGACTGGGAGAGGGACTAGAAAAACCTTTAATTTCAACGACATGGACTATAACGACGCTAAATTTTTCTTGGGTTCTGTCGGCTTTGATGTTCCCAGAACTGATGAGATCCTGAAAAAAGCTAAAGTTAATGGCAAGGTTGAACTCGTTAAGGTTAGCTTTCCTCAAACTATAGCTGAGCGTAAAGAAGAGCTTATCCCTAAAGTTAAAGCTACTCTGCAAGCTATCCCAGCAATCAAGGCTAGTTTTGTGAAGCAGGCAGCTATGACTAGGGATGAAGTTGCATTAGATCAGACTCTAGGACTTAATTTGGTAACCCCAGATAACATTATCTACTTTGTCAATGGAATTCCTGAAATGCAAAATACAGTGGAGAGACTAGCCTCCTTGCTCATATTCTCAAGGCTAGGGTTTAAAGATGTTCCTGAAAGAGCTATCAGAGACACTATGCTAGGATTGGAAAAGATATTATCAGTAGTTAAGATATTCAAAATTTATCTAGAACAGGATGATAAGGAATAAGATATGAACGAAGATAGAATTTATAAGCGAGCTTCTGACCTTCTCAAGAAAGAAGGAATGTCCCCCGTAATAACTTATAAGTTCTTGCGGCTACATAAAGGTTTGCCTAAAGCTAAAGCTGTTAAAAAGATGGTTCAGCTCGAAGGACCGACGACCAAAGCAGTCTATGGAGGTCAAAGAGCATCCGGTAAAGGTAGAATTAAGTCTTTGATCGAAGCTATCAAGTTCTAACCTATTTTTATGCTAACATATCCTAGTGTTCCTTACGAAACTTTTTTAAAGTATGCTATCTTTATTTATGGAGATAATAAAGAGGTTAACGATTTTTTAAGGGAAAGTTTCTTACCCCCGATTGAAGATGAGTTTATAGACGCTAGAAGAGAAGCTTTACTTAACACTACTAAAAAGAAAACAATTAGGGAATCTATAAAGGGTTCTTACATCCCCCCTAAAAACAGGACCACTTTTAATCACTTACTAAAGTGGCTAGTGGAAACTGGCCTTATCTTCCCATTTATTTATTTTCACCCCCAGGTTCTTCGTAGATATAAAGGGATTGAAGTTAAGGTTCTCAGGGAAGTTTTCTTACTAGCACTTCACCCTATGCTCAGGAGAGTCCACAACTGTGCTGTCTTCTTGAGGGAGAGCAGGGAGTTCCAGAATTGGTTCCCAATGAGGTGTTCTAGTCCAGCCTTCGAGTGGTATAGGTATATCTTTTTTAATCCTGAAATGGTAGAGACTGAGGGTGATTGGATCTACTACTTTAGAAAACTAGATAAGTCTGAAGCTAAACTGTATGATGCAGCTAAAAGGAATAATATAAAGTTTTGTATCTGGCTCCTTGGAGGGATACCTCAGATTAGTTTGGAAGAGCTCCAGGAAAACTTACAGTCTATCAGTTACTGGGGAACCCTGGAGAAAATGAGAACAGATTTTGTAGGTGGTGAGCCTGAAGATCGTGGTGATCCTGAAGCTAAGCGGTGGGCTAGAATCGGTATAGATACAATGAAAGCTTCTACTCCTAAAGCCTTACCCCCTCCTCATTTAGAGGATGAAGAATCATTTGAACAGGTTATTGACGCTGAAGAAATAAAGGATAGTGACATTCAGCAAGAAATACCGGTGTTCGAAGGTCCTCTAGAAGGAAGAAAGAAGAAAAACCAGGAGGAAGGGATACACCATTAACACCTCCTTTTCATGATTTCCAGAAGTCAGTTTGCTGAGAAGTTTCTTAAGCTGAGAGGAAAGCCATTCTCTCTAAAAGGATACGAATATTTACTTCCAGTCTATGAAGATAGAGTTAAGGGAAGAAGAATATTACTGAAGACAGCTCGGCAGATAGCAAAATGCTGCTCAGAAGATACCGAAGTAACGTTATCAAACGGAAACGTAGTTAAAATAAAAGATTTAAAGGCTGGTGATGGAGTTTGTTGCCTTAATAATTCTACACTAAAAGCAGAGGCGGGTAAGGTTTTAGAAATACATGAAAATGGTGTTCAAGAATGTTACAAAATCAAAACAAAATATTTAAGGAATGAATTAATTTGTACATTGAATCACCCACTAAAAACATTATATGGTTATAGGCTTTTAGCTCAGCTGAAACCAGGAGACTTTGTGGGAATTTCTAGGCGTTCACCCCACTCAAAGGGGTTAAAACTAACACTAGAATATAATTTAACAAAAAAGAAATTTAAGAATTATGTAGATTTTTTTAATGATTCATTTCTGACTAGTTTGCTCAATAGCGATATTCTGTGGGATCAGATAGAATCAATAGAACCAGTAGGTGAAAAGCAAACTTATAATCTAGAAACCTCCCACAAAAACTTTGTAGCTAATGGGGTTATTACACACAATTCACAGACTATCTGTAATGTTAGTCAAATTGACTGCTTTCAGATATCTAATTTCGATAATCTATATATTACTTTCACACAGAAACAGATGCTAGCCTTTGCTAGGCAGAAGATAGACCCACTTCTAGCGGAGAGTCGAAAAATTAGGGATTATTTCTTAGCTGGTCCTTATATTCGTGATAGCATCACAGATAAACGATACAGTAATAACTCCACTACATTCCTGCGTCACTGCTATTTAACGGCTGACTCTGTTCGTGGAATTAGTGCTGATCGTATTTGTGTAGACGAGTGCCAGCTTATACTTACTGATAACATTCCAATCATTGAGGAGTGTGTTTCCCATTCTAACTATAAGTGGATGTTGTATGCTGGAACTCCAACCTCGGAAGATTCCAGCTTAGAGGATTTATGGGATAATTCTACTCAGAATGAATGGTTGCTTAAATGTCCTCACTGCGGGAATTTCAACTATCAAGATATAGATATTATTAAAGAAGAGGGTTTGCAGTGCAGAAAATGCAAACGGATCATGGATAGAGACCAGCTCACAGGCCAATACTTTTGCTTTCAGCCTGATGCCCCGATTGTCAGCTATAGGTTCACTCAGCTTACAGTGCCCTGGATGACTCATGCTGAGATAATGTACAAGATTAAGAATTATTCAACTCAGAAGTTCTATAACGAAGTTTTAGCTTTACCTTTTAATGTTTCTGAGAAGGCTTTAAGCAAAGACGACATTTTGAAGAATATGACTAGTCACCCCAACACAGTTGAATTTGCTAAGAAATTTGCTCAGCTTCCATTGGTAGCGGGGATAGACTGGGGAGGGGGATCCGATAGTTACACTGTACTTTCAGTCGGCTATCACCAACATGGAGTAACTAAGATTATCTATTCTAAGAAGTTTATAGGTGCGGAAGCTGACCCAGTTTCACAAATAGATATCTTAGCTGACATTTGTGTGGAGCTTAAGGTTAGACTAGTTTTAGCTGACTTTGGTATGGGACTGACGAGTAATCCTCTCCTAGCTCAGAAACTAGCTAAATATGGAATAGGATTATATCCTATTATGTACACCGCCCAGAAAGAAACGTTAAGCTGGCAACCTATAGCAGTTAGATACCAAGCTAACAAGACGGTTAGCTTAGGCAGGTTGTTCTCTGATATGAAACAAGGTGGCAAGATAGAGTTCCCTAAGTATGAACCTGAGCTGTATAAAGACTTTCTCAATGTTAGGACTCAAAAACGATTGCTCAGCGGTTCTTCAGTGATATTCTACGACCACAGAAGAGACGAGCCAGATGACTTAGTGCAGTCTGTAAACTATGTTCATCTGGGTGCCCCCTTGATCCACCCTTATTTTCAATAAGGGCACTTGTCTTTTATATCTAATTCTATTAAACTTTCATCGTATACATAGTATCTTCATATGATAAGGAGTTTGTAATGGACCAGTTGTTAGACGGAGAGCTTAAAACATTCGGACCAGAACAGTTTGAAATTTGGGGTGTGCAAGCTACCGATGAGTTTCTCAAGAACGGGGTACCTCTAAAGGATACAATCAAGAAGATGGCTACTGAGAATTCACTTAACCCTAAGCAAATTGCTAGAATTGCTGAGGTAGCTAACAATGCAACCTTCCTCGCTTTATATAAGACATCACAGGACAAGACCGCAGAATTTCCGCTGGCTGACACTAGAGAGATTGTTACCGAGCTTAATCTTAAAGCATCTACAGATAACCCAGACAGACCAGCAGAATTCCTCCAGCCTTTACCTTCGATGACAAAGAAATCCTCAAAAGTTTCCAAGGTATTTAATGATTTCTTAACCATGGGTGACGTCACAAAGGAAGCCGCCGCCCCGGATGAAAGGGAAAAGGTAAGTGGTGAGATCGACCGATTGCGTCAGGAGATTGAGAACTCCAGGGACGCATATACAACTTCTATCTTCAAGCTAACCACTCTTAGGAAGGAAGCTAAGAATATGATGCAGAATCTTATTCTGAATGAACAGGCTTCTGCACCCGACTTAGTAGATGTGATGGATGAAACTATCCCTGAGCAGAAAGCTACAGGCATGCTGCTGCTTCAGGAAGTTGTAGACCGTCTTAAGAAGTCAGCTGCAGCTACGTCAGAAAACTTATTCAATCGCCACCCTGGAGTAACTGTAGTTAATGGTTCCCACCCTCTATTTGGGATAATTCAAACTATTGATCTAGAAGAGAACAAAGGCAGTAAAGCTTTAGTTGTAGGTGAGATGGCAGAAGAAAAGATTAGAGAGCTTAAGAAATCTCTAGTTAAATCTAACTTATAAAAGGAGAATAAGCAATGGATAAGTTGGCTAGAATGAACCTGCTAGGTATTGGCGAAGATGATTATAGTGATAGAATCTATAAGTCTGCAGCTAATAAGCTAGCTAAATTTGATGTTGAAAAGGTAGAAGATTACAGTGATTTGATAATCCCGACAAAACTGGAACCGGAAGCAAAGCAGCTAATCAAAAGAGAAATAGCAAAAAAGTACATTTTGAGACATCCGTGGGTAACAGGGATTCCCACATTAGGTCTTGCCCCCGTGATCCAGAAAGGTGTTTCTTCACAACGTATTGTTAAAGCATTAGCTAAGAGTCATCCAGAATTAATGGATGCGGTTGAAAGGGCCAAAGACAGGCAAACTCTAACGAATGCGGCTCTGGGTGCCGGGGTTCTTGCTGGTAGATAAATCGAAATAATGAACGAGGTAAGAGATACTCTAAATAAAGTTAGCTCAATGGGTGATGTAGCTTGGGGAGCTACTGAGAAAGCATGGAAAGGTACTAAGCTTCTAAGTAAAGGCTTGTGGAAAACTGGCCCACTTAACTTAATTTTTTTTGGTCCAGAAGCCTTTGCTAAAGCTAGTAAATCATGGAAAGCTTTTGGACCTTCAGCTAGTAAGACTACTAAGCTAATTAAACCTAAAGGATGGTAACAAAAATGCCAACAACCTTGACTGATGCCCAGTTAAATAAACTAATCTCACAGGGATCAAAATTCAGAAGATCGAATTTAGGTATTGCTATAGGTACTTTACTGGCATTGCCTACAGTTTACACTCTAGGAAAAGAGGTACACAAATCTATTACTATGCCTAGAAAAATAGAAAGATCCAGAGATAACATGATGTCATTTTACCCTCAGCTAAAGGAATACAGTAAGAAAGACGTTGACAAGTATTTCAATAGTTTAGCTGAGATTGCTCCTATGACAGCTACTAGCCCAGCTTTAGCTGGGGCTTTTGTCCAGAAGTCGCTGGAGGCAGGTGGGGTGGATACTAGGATGATGGCAGATGTTCTAGATGTGGAAAAAAGACGTGGAGAAACTACAGCCCCTAATGTGCAGAAAGCTTTTGGAGAATCAGTAGCAAAAACTGTAGCTGGTAGTGTTATTGGCTAATCAGCTAAGTAAGCCTTCATTATGGATGGAATTAGAAAAACAATCTACTATGATATAGTAGATAACTATGGAATTCACCTAGAAATAGTTAAACCTAGAGAAGGCATAGTCAAAATGGCTTCTGATATTTCAGACGAGTGTCTGAAACATATTAGCAAGCTGGAGAAAGCGGATACTGATATCACTTATGCCTTGACTAATGCTGTAGGAAGTGGTGAATACTGGGGATCAAACAAGAACGCCGACTACCTTATAGAAGGGGACTTAGCCGGTGGATCCCTAGACTTCGGCTACCAGACATTTCTAAAAGCTCATGTTTTTAGGGATCATCTAAACAAAGACCCGAAGTATAAAGTTGGGGATGTTCTCAAAGCATTCTGGAATCCTAGGATGCATAGAGTTGAGCTGCTAATCGGAATCTACAAACATAGAGCTCCAGAGATAGTGCAAAGACTAAATAACATGGAGACATCCAAGGAGCTGGTTGGTGTTAGTTTCGGACTCACAACTCCTTATGAGCAATGTTCCTATTGCGGTAATGTTAACACCACTAGGTCAACTAGATGCTATCATTTAAAATATGAGTTAAACAAAGTTTACTCAGACGGAAGCAAAGTACAAGCACTAACTTTCAAACCCCTTTTCTATGACATCAGCTTCGTGTGGAACAGGGCTAACAGTGAAGCTCTGGTTCTAGTTAAATTAGCTAGTGTCGAGCAGAAAGAAGCTATTGTAGAAAAAGAAGTTGTATCACAAAACCCGTCTGTATTAGCTATCTATAAAGATCTAGCTAGAAAGGTTGTGGGCAAGATCGTTCAGATTGAACCTGATCTTAGCCCTGATGAAATAACAGTTTTAGCTAAGAAGCCGTTGAAAAAAGTGATGGGCTCGCTGACGGCTATGGGTATTATTCTAAAGCCAGATGAGTTTAAAGCTTTAGTTTCCAAGAAGAAAAATGAGGCTAGTGACATAGCTAAATTCTCTATGGAAGATCTGGATAATGACATTTTTGATTTAATGCTGCCTCGCTTGCACGACCGTTCTTACTACAGACCGTTTGTGCTTAGCAGAGCAATCGAAAACCAGGATAAACTAAAGAAAACTGCATCTGTAGATCTTAATCAGGCAACCCCAGAATTATATAAAATTTATAGAGGACGAATAATCAAAGAGGCGAAATCTAAGAAAACATTTCCTTTATTAGCATTACTAATTGCTTTAGGAATAGGTGCGTATTACGGTAGGAAAACACTCAAGGAAGTTCCAGAACTAGGTAAATTCCCTCACTTTTTGGAGGCTGGTTCCATCAATCCTATCAGCACTGCTGACATCCACAACAAAGCAATGGCAGGCATTGTAGTTCCATCAATACCAGTCAAGTTTAACGAAAGATACAAAGACTTGGTTGCTGGTGTTCCAGCTGCTTATGTACTATCTGCATACAAAGGTCTTGACTTTTCTGACAAAGACGTACAAAATTTAGCTAAGAATAGCATGGTTTCTTCTGTATATGAAACAGAGGAGGCCGCAAAAACAGACGTGAGAATTATAGAGTCAATCTATAAGGAGGACACTAAATGAAATTTGAAGAGCTATTTGCAAAACTAGAAGAAGAGGATGTTCCTACTCCTTCTGACGACGACCTTAACAAGATGGCTCACCAGCTTCTGACTGAAAGCGTAGCTGATAAAGATGCGCCTGATAATTCAGGTATGGTGAAAAAGATTGCTTCAGCAGTCCTGGAAGAGCTAAAAAGAGCGGGTGTCGTGAAAAGCGCTACGGATATTAATGCAGGAATTCCTTCCAATGAAAATTCCCCTAATCCGCACCTTGAGAACCCGGTTGACGCACCCCCAGCGGTGGCACAGCCAACTAAGGCCCCTCAAACTGGTCTAGCTGATGCTATGCAGGATCCTACGCCAGCTAACGTGGCAGCTTCTTCAGCTGACCCTGCTCGGGCTGCAGCTACTTCTGCGGAAGTAACTATTGAAGACCCTGAAGAGGCCGAGCTGATTCAAAAGGAACTGGAAGTCGTAACTGATACGGCCTCCAGGCTGTTGCAGGATGGAATCACAGAAGATCCCGTGGCCGCTTTGGCCGCTGCTTCTCTAGCAGCAGTTGAGGATTCTTTGGACACGGACGAAAGTGAAG